GTATCAAAAATGAAATCTAGGTTTTATGCCGGTTAGCAAATGCCATCCCCCGGCGCTAACCGGCTTTTTTATACCTGTCGCAAAAAAACAACAAAAATAATTAAAAATTCTTTGAGAAAAGTATTGACTCGCACTGTTAAGCTGGCTTAATCTACGCACATACCGCAACACATTGCGGCAAATTAAAAAGCGAGGAAAACATGTCATATCAAATGCACCTAAACAAAGGCGGCTCAGGATTTACCAGCATGACGGCCTGCGGCAGAAATTTACTTAGGACGCCAATGTCAGTTAAGTGGGAAGATTTTAAAAATGAGCCAGAAGAAAAAAGATGCGCTAAATGCCAAGCAAGCAAACAATTTGAAGTAAATACAAGAATGGATTTAAGAAAACAAGCAAATTAAATAAACCAACCCGGCGAAAGCCGGGTATTCCCCGACTTTACTAGGAGACATCATGCTCAGTCCGATACAAGCGCATCAGAAAGGTTTAGATGAAGGGATGGAAATTGCCCTCAAGATGATTAACGAGGCGCTTGGAACGCAGGCTAAAGATCTTGGGCAAGCCATAGCCCACATAGAAATCATGAACTGCAGGCTTAAATATCTGCGCGAAGATTACGACGCAATTCTTCAGGACATAAAACAGGAGAAGCGTTATGCCTAAGATGCTTGATGATATTTTGTGTGCGGTTTTGTTTGTAGCTGTCTTTATCTTTGCAGTTTTTATCTAGGAGAGCATATGCAACGGCAAGCCATCATCAAATGCCTTCAGCAAGGCTGGAAATCGCCCCTAGACGCGCTTAGAGAAGCAGGGACTATGAAACTAGCTACCCGCGTCGGAGAACTCCGTAGAAGCGGCTATGTTATCTTGGATAAATGGTCGCCCGACCGACGTTACAAGCTTTATAAACTTGTTAAGAAAGGCACAACATGACTCAGCAAACAAATAACGGATTGTCATTAAACGATCAATACATTTATTTGCCTTCTAGCACCGATGTGACTATCCGCTGGCGCAAATTACATAACTGGATACCACCGTCAGAAGATCCTAAATACCGAAAGAAATGGGCTGATTTCCGCAAATTAGTTGCCGCTGGAATAGAAAGCATAAAATGAAAAAACTACTTCTGTTGTTATTTTTTTACGCAAGCTTTTCTTATGCTGCTGACAAATGGCTAGAAATGCCTAATAACGCAGGAGGAAAAATTATTCTTTTGCAAAGCAATTGCGGAAGCTCAGAAAATGGAAAACTTATAATTGCCACAACTCCGCAAGGCAAAAATGTACATGGTTGTTGGTATTACTTTGCAGACATGATTCACGTTGCATGGAAAACAGGAGACACAAGCAGTTTTGATCCTAAAGACTTTACGTTTAAGGAAACCAAATGACAGCCCCCAACACACTTGTGCTTGCCTGCGGAGTTGTAGCCATAATAGCTTTAGGGATTCTGGGGCTATAACTATGTTTATAATGAACTTGGCGAAAGCAACTCAGTACTTTTATTAACCCATTGGTCTGTGGTCAAACTGAGTTGTGAGTAGCCTATTTTTTTGGGTGAGCTTTACCCATAGGCGTTTTCTCATGCTGTTTTAGTTCTTTTTCTAATTTGGCAATACGACGCATTTCTTCCTTGTGAACACTTTCGCGCTCAACAACGTAATGCTTCTCGCCCTTCTCTGACTTCTCGCCGCGCTCAATCTTAAAATTTGTCGCCATTTTTACGCTCCTTAAGGCATTGCTACCATTATCTTGTTGTAAAGTTCTTGCCGTTTCTCAAGACCAATAAAACCGCCGTTAATCTTTTTGGTCATTCCTTTTATATCGCCTTCGTCTGCAAATTTGGAAAGGTTATTTGTTTTCCAAAACCAGCCAGCAGACCTAGCCGCAGGCACAGGCTCAAGCAACAGGTCAGGATTGGCTACCAAATCAAGCCCCAAGGCTTCCCCGCAGCGTTTGTAATTATCCTTGCCTGTGAGCTGTTTTAAGCCCCTGCCCCTATATTTCCACCCTTCGCCAGTTTGAGGCGCTCCATTGCCCATTCTGGAGCTGTAAACCATGTTGGCGATTAGCTCAGGCTTGCCAGCTATAGAGTGCGCTACCTTAGTCGGTATAAGCGCCCCTTTTTCGCCCTTTTTAGGCTTCTTATCTGGCCCTAGTTCCGCAAACCGATTAGGCCAACAAGCCGCCAGCGTAGCCGCCTTATATTTTAGGTTTTCTTCTAGCATGGTATAGCCTGCCGACTCATGCGAAGTTTGAGCAAGAAACCCGGCTATGCGTTGCGGAGTATTAATCTCAAACTCTACGCAAGTCTCTACGATTGCTTGCAGCCATTTATCCGGGTCTTTTATCCTTGCAGCAACTAACAAAGGGCTGGACGGGTTCATTTCTCTATTTCCTTCATTTTCTTGTCAGTATCCTCTTGTGACTTGTTAGAAGAACCGTACCAGAAACGAATCAAGCTATTAACCGCCGTACCGATTAAGAAGCCAAGAATAATGTTGATAAAGTCTCGATTCTTGTTTTCTATGGGAGCAAAAGATACGGCAAAGAAATAAACAAAAGATGTAATAGTAATAAACCAGCCGTATAGATAAACATGTCGCCTCACTATAGGATCGTTTGAGTTCATAGCCGCCATTTGCATATCTGTAGCTCGCTGAGTAGATTTCTCATCAAGCTCTGCCATAAATTCCGCATGGCGGTTAGCTTCTTCTTGAAGCTTTGCGTTGTATTCAGGAGTAGCTTCGCCTTCTGGCTTTAGCTCTATGCCCAGCTTTTCCTGAACAGCATCTACGCCCTTTTCAATAACCTGATCTGCAACCTTGTGCATTCCGTTATTTATAAGGTTAGCAACAATACCAGCAACAATCGGAAGCATTATTCCCCCTGAATCATCAATAACATTTTTGCTCTAAGTTCACGCATTTTCTTTATTTCTTGCACAGCGACATTTGTTGCATTGTGCATATCAGCATAAGCCATGCCTAATAACGGTATTGCAACCACAAAAGTTAAAGCCATTATTGCAATACATAGGACAATAACGATTGGTATGTCTTGCTCATCCTTATTAGAATCAGAACGCCCCACATCCACAGCAGGACGAACAGAATTGCCCCAATCCATGCCCCCATTGCTTTTGCCCTGTTTATTGTTTTTCTGCGTCGCCATTGTGCAATTTGTGTTTTTCTAACCTCTGCTGCAAGGGCTTCATTCTGCTCAAGCACAATTGTTTGCCACATTGCTTCAAAGCGAGTCCACACATCCCCCAATTCACTAGGTGTATTCCACACCATTTCTTGACGCACTTCAGCCAGCATTGCATCAAGCTGAGTCCTAATTTTTACCCTGCGCAACGCCCTTCTAGCCAAAGACTCATTACCTTTATACAACTCCTTTGCAGAAGCTTCCTCGGCTATATAAGCCTTTACCATCTTGTCATACTCATCTACAAAATTGCCAAGGTGTTCCCAAATGTCATTTAAGACTTCATGCGGGTCAGCCTTGGCAATTTCTTGAACGCGCTTAACTTCTTCGTTGTATTGCTTCTTTTGCTCCGGAGTAGGATCTACAATCTTGTGATACTGAGCTTTTAAATCTTTTAAAACATCTGATACATCTCCAGCAGTCGATTTGATCTCTTTGTAGAGCTTAACGCCCTTTTTTGCCATATCAATAGCGGTTGTAGCCGCCTTGATTGCAAGACCAATACTGACCGGATCAAGCACATTAGTGTTTTGTAAATACGCTGGTTACATAACCAATAACTGAGCTAACAGTAGACAAAAAGACCATACCAAGCCACATACCGCCCTTGCCTCTGTTAGCCAGTTCCAGTAGTTGCTCTATGTTTTTTTCTAGCTTGTCTACCTTCTTATCTAGTGCGTCTACCTGCGCAACAAGCTGCCCATATTTGAACATATCCACATCTGACATTTCGCTCACCTTACGTTTTTTGAATGTAAGCTAAAGCGTAATACAACGGATTATTAGTTCCAACGCTAGTAACAACGCCAGAACTTGCAAAACCGCCAGTATTGCCAACGGAATAAGAGTTGCCTGCGCCGACGATAAACCTATCGCGCAAGTCAGGAGTGCCATTAGTGCCATCGCAGATCACATAACCAGAAGGAATAGCGCCAATAGCGCCTGACCACATAATGATTGCTCCAGTAGGGACAGGCGTAATAGACGGAGCCGAACCCAAAATTCCATATAGGTTGTCATACGTTGCAATAGTTACATTGTTGCTATCTGCAAGCAAAAATTTGTAGTTATAGCCTTCTGTAAGCCATATTTCTTGAGGCGGTCTAC